GCAACACTTTCGGGCTATTCAGCAGCTGACATTTACGCAACCAGCGCGCCAATTGAATCTGCGATCTTGGCGGTTTCAGTTGAAGTGTTCCAATCACGCGTTGCCGCTGGTGGACAAATCGAAGGCGTCGATTTTGCCAGCACGCCTTATCGAATGGGTCGCAGTTTGACCAATCGCGTGTCAACCTTGCTTCAGCCGTTTTTGGACGTGGAAACGGTCGTTCAATAAATGCCAGCCAACGCCGTTGCAGATACCCGCGCAGCCCTGGCAAGCGCGTTTTCATCACTTTCAGCAACTTGTTATTCAAGCGTGCCTGAATCACCAATTCCACCCGCGATCGTCATTGTGCCCGATTCGCCGTACATGGAAGTTGTGCTTATTGGGAAGGCTTCAACGAAGGTCAAGATCAATTTTGCAATCACTGCCATTGTTGCTTCCAATAGCAACGCAGGGTCACTAGACAACCTGGAAAAACTCATCATAGGAATTCTTGCGGCAATGCCCGCAGGATACGTTGTTGGCGTTGTTGAAAAGCCGACGGTGTTGGAAGTAGGACAAAGTCCAATGCTGGTTGCTGACATAAACGTTTCGACGTACTACACACAAACGACATAGGGGACAAAATGCCAACGACAATCATCACGGGTCGCGATTTAGTCGTGACCATTTCCAGCACAAACTATGACGCGCAGGCGACCAGCGCGACACTTGCAAATTCACCAACCGTTGAGACTTACCAAACACTTGACGGCAAGGCTTACAAGCACATTGACGACCAGTGGACATTCGACGTTTCAATGCTTGCTGACTGGGGCGCGACTGGTTCATTGTGCGAGGCACTATGGTCAGCATGCGAATCAGCACCAAACACCACACTTGCAGTTTCATTGACTGCCGTGACTGGTGCAGTGTTTGCATTCAACGTCATGCCAGTATTTCCAGCAGTCGGCGGGTCAGCACCTGACGCGCAGACAGTTGACCTATCATTCATAGTGGTGGGAACACCTACTGAGACATTCAGTTAAAAACTACTAATCGGGAGACAAAATGAAACTACCAATCACAATTGAATACAACAACGGCGACCAAATCACCTACACGGCAGCACCGCCTGAATGGGTGAAGTGGGAGAAGCAAACGGGTCACACCATTGCCCAGGCGCAGGAAAAGATCGGAATTTCCGATTTGGTATTTCTTGCGTATCACGCAATGAAACGTGAAGCAGCTGGGAAACCAGTCAAGCCGATCGAAGCATGGACAGAAACCATTGCTGAAGTGATCGTCGGTGAAGCAAACCCAAAAGCCACCCAGTCGGAAGCCTAAGTCGAATAGTGTGGGAAGTAGCCCTGGCAACGGGGCTACCGCCCAGCGAATTTGAATCAGCCGAGGACATTCTAACGATACTTGAAATTTTGGAAAGGCGGGCAAATGGCGACTGAAGCGATCAGTTATGACAAAGCCGAATTGCGTGCCATTTTGAGATCATTCAAAGCAATGGACGAAGAAGCAACCCAGCAAGCAAAAGAAGCCACCAGCGAATTGGCTGAGTATGTTCGCGGCAAGATTATTGCCACGGCTAATCAATCGACCAACCGCGTTGCACCCAAAATCGCCCAGGGTTCAAAAGTTTCAAAGTCGTCAAAGATCGGTGAAATTTCATTTGGTTTTGCTGCCCAAAAATTAAGCGGTGGCGGTACAACGCAACAGGTTTGGGGCGGTTACGAATTCGGTTCAAATAAATACAAACAATTTCCAGTGTGGTCGGGTCGTGAAGGTCGCGGGTCACGCGGCTGGTTTATCTATCCAACACTTCGAAGCGCACAACCTGAGATCATCAAAAAATGGGAAGAATCATTTTCCAAAATAGTTAGGAAGTATGACTAATGGCTGGCAGTCGTACCCTTAAACTTTCGATTCTTGGCGACGTTGACAATCTCAACAAATCGCTGAAAACCGCTTCAGGCGACGTTGATTCATTTGGCGACAAGGTTGGCAAGGCAGGCGTTGCAATTGGCAAGGCGTTCGCCGCAGCTGCCGCTGCTGCTGGTGCTGCTGCAATCGCAATTGGCATTGAAGGCGTAAAGGCTGCCATTGCTGACGAAAAGGCGCAGACACAATTGGCGTTGGCGTTGGAAAATGCAACGGGTGCAACCCAGGCACAAATCAAGGCAACCGAAGATTCGATTCTTCAAATGTCATTGGCGACGGGTGTTGCTGACGACGAATTGCGCCCTGCATTGGGTCGCCTGGTTAGATCGACGGGCGACATTACAAAGGCGCAAGATTTACTTTCAACCGCCCTGGACATTAGCGCGGCAACGGGCAAGCCAGTCGAAGCAATTGCCAATTCACTTGCGAAGGCTTATGACGGCAACACGACCGCCCTGGGTAAATTGGGCGTTGGCTTATCTACTGCCGAACTGAAAACAATGTCATTTGAGCAAGTGCAAGGTCGCCTGACTGAATTATTTGGTGGCGCAGCAGCACGAAACGCGAACACTTACGCGGGACAAATTGCACGGGTTCAGGTCGCCTTCGACGAAGCGAAAGAAACAATTGGAACTGCGTTGCTTCCAATCCTTGACACATTATTGAAATTCATCAATCAAAACGCATTGCCAGCAATCCAGGCATTTTCAAAAGCCTTCAGCCTGACCGACGGTGAAGGATTCGGCAAGGTCATTACCGACGTTGGCACGACATTGAAAAAGACATTTACACCAATTATTGAAGGCATAAAGTCAGTATTTGATAACGTCAAAACTGCGGTCATGAATAGCAAGGACGAATTCAAAGCATTCTGGGACGTGGTCAAATTTATTGCGCCGTTGGTTGGTAAGGCAATTGGCGATTCATTGAAGGTCGTTGGCGAAATTGCTGAATTGGTTATCACAATCATTGCCAAAGTCTTGGGCGCGATCAAACCATTGCTGAACACTGCCATTGACGGTATCAATTTGATCATTAAGGGATACAACGCGGTGCAGTGGGGCAAGGACGTTCCAAGCATTCCAAAGATCGGTGGCGGTTCAGGTTCAACAAGCACTGGGGCATTGGGTAACTTTTCAATGTCCACGGGTACAGTCTCAACGCCTAGCGTTTCAGCAATTACAACACCAGCGGGAACAACGTCCAGCGGTGGCACAACTTCAAGCGGAATCGCAACCGCTGCAAGGGTTGCCGCGTCAGCTGCAAGCAGTGTGGTTTCAAGCAATTTCAACCCTGGTTCATTCCGTATGGCTGAAGCCGCTTCAATGGGCACAACAATCAATTTGACCGTCACTGGTGCATTTGACCGTGAAGGCACTGCACGCACAATCGTTGAAACCTTGAACGATTCGTTTTACCGTGGCACGGGTGGTGCGGGAAGCCTTCAAATAGCATGACGCAATGGTCGCCCGTTTGGAAGGTTGAAATCGACGGGGTTGAATACACCGACGCGGTTTTGGCAAACCTGACGATTCAAAGCGGTCGCACAAACATTTATGAGCAGGCGCAGGCTGGTTACACCAACATTCAATTGATCGACGTGAACCAGGTTGCAATTCCCGTGAACATCAATTCAACCATTTCGATTCAGGTCAAAAACACATCAAACACATTTGTGCCAATCTTCGGCGGAAACGTTGTGGACATTGGGTTGGAAGTGCGCGACGTAGGCACGACCATGTTCACGCAAACTTATTCGATCACGGCACTGGGCGCATTGGCGCGTTTGCCAAAAGCCTTGACCAACGGCGTACTTTCAAAAGACTTCGACGGCAATCAGATTTACACGATTCTTTCAGACCTATTGCTTGAAACATGGGCGGAAGTACCAGGGGCATTGACCTGGGCAACTTATAGCCCAACGGCGACCTGGGCAGCGGCTGGCAACATTGGTTTGGGCGAAATCGACCAACCAGGTGACTATGAATTGGCAGCACGGTCAAGCGATCGAACCGACGTGTATTCATTGGTTTCAGCATTGGCAACGTCAGGGCTGGGTTACATTTACGAGGACGCGCAAGGGCGCATTTCCTACGCTGCGGCATTACACCGAAGCATTTACCTATCGGCAAACGGTTACGTTCAAATAACTGCCAACCAAGCCCGCGCAGCTGGTTTGCGTATTGAAACCCGTGCAGGCGACGTTCGAAACAATCTGACAATCAAATACGGGGCAACCAGCAGCAGCGAAAAATCTGCCAGCGACGCAACTTCGATTTTGAATTACGGCACACTTTCCCAAATCATCACGACAACCCTTCACAATGCAGCTGACGCGGAAGATCAGGCAGACTTTTATCTGGCACTTAGAAAAGACCCGCAACCAATCTTCAAAGAGATTTCCTATGACCTGACCAATCCTGAAGTGGACAACGCAGATCGTGACGCACTCATTGGCGTTTTCATGGGCTTGCCATTGGCGATCAGCGATCTACCTTCAAACATGGGTGAAATTTTTCAGGGCTTCGTCGAGGGTTGGACATTCCGCGCGGGTTACAACACCCTTTCGGTTTCGCTTAATCTTTCGCCCGTCGCCTATTCATTGCAGGCATTGCAGTGGGACGAAATTTCTAATTCATTTACCTGGTCGGGCGTGTCGCCAACGCTTGACTGGGCGCGTGCAACAATTATCACTTAACGAAGGAGACTCAAATTACAAACCCAACAACCCCCTTTTCGTGGCAAATGCCCCAGTCGACCGACCTGGTCACGGACTTGCCAGCAGATTTTGAAACATTTGGACAAGCCGTTGCAACATCAATGGCTGATTTGCTTGGCGGAACAACAGGTCAGGTATTATCAAAAACAACCAACACAGACATGGATTTTACTTGGGTCACGCCCCAGGTTGGTGACATCACTGCCGTTACTGCTGGCACTGGACTTTCAGGCGGTGGCAGTTCAGGCGCAGTCACACTTTCAATAGATACTGCCGTGACTGCCGACCTTACAACTGCACAAACTCTCACAAATAAGACATTGACATCACCCGCGTTGACCACGCCGACAATTAGCACATTGACAACAAACGGCGATTTGCTTTATGGAACAGGGTCGGGTGCAATCACCCGACGTGCAATTGGAACAACGGGTCAGGTTCTTACCGTTTCAGGGGGCGTTCCAACATGGGCAACCCCAGCAGCGGGTGGCGGTGGCAAGGTTTTACAGGTTGTCAGCACAACAAAGACCGACGCATTTACAAGCACCAGCACGTCATTTGCAGACATCACAGGTTTGTCCGTAAGTATCACGCCAAGCGCAACAACATCAAAAATAATGGTGTTTTACAACGTAACAGGTTCAGGTGACGCTGGAACAAATACTGCTTCAATTAGATTGGTGCGCGGTTCAACCGCAATCAACGTTGGTGACGCCGCTGGTTCACGAACACCCGCAACAAATGGTCTTTTTGAAGGTGAAGTGACTGCAATTGGAAACGCTTCGACGAATTTCTTAGATTCACCCGCGACAACTTCTGCAACGACTTACAAAGTACAGGTGCGTTGCAACAACACTGGAAACGCGTTTGTCAATAGGTGTGAAAACGACACTGATCAAGGAACAAATAACCGCACAACATCAACAATCACAGTCATGGAAATTGGTGCATAATGATCGATTACACACTCATTTTAAGAAAACGCTATGAAGCCGAATGGACGCTAAACGGTGACGATTATGAAAACCTTGTTTGGTTGTCAGATTCACCAAAGCCAACAAAAAAACAATTAGACGATCAATGGGAAAGCGTTTTGGCTGAAATTGAAGCCGACAAACAAGCCAAAATTGACGCCAAAGAAGCAGCGCAAGCGAAATTGACCGCACTTGGTTTGACGGTTTCAGATTTGGAAGCGTTGGGTTTGTGAGCATTTATCCTGACGGTACAAATGCACGACTGATCGAAGTTGCAGCAGCTGAAGTCGGCACGATCGAAGAAGGCGACAACCTGACAAAGTACGGCAAATTTACAAAAGCCGACGGTTTGCCCTGGTGCGGCAGTTTTGTCAATTGGTGTGCAGCCCAGGCAGGCGTGAAAATTCATTCAGTCGTTGGCACGGCGCAGGGCGCACATAAATTCAAAGAGATTCAACGCTGGTCAGGCATGCCGCAATTGGGATACCTGGCATTCATGGATTTCCCACATGACGGCGTTGATCGCATTTCCCACATTGGCATTGTCGTTGGACTAATCGACACAAAGACATGTTTGACGATCGAAGGCAACACCAGCGGGACAGGCGACCAACGCAACGGCGGCATGGTCATGGTGAAGGTTCGTTCGTACGGTGAAGGCAAGGAAATTGTCGGTTTTGGTATTCCAAAGTTTGTGCCCTATAAGGGAGAATTTCCAAAGGTAGAAGCACCAGCAACACCAACTGCAAAACCTAAAAAGGAGACAAAAAAATGGAACAAGCCAAAGCCCTAGCAGCGTCCTGGGCACGATCATTCATGGCGGCAGCACTTGCCCTATACATGGCGGGCGTGACTGACCCTAAGACCCTTGCAATGGCAGGCGCGGCAGCAGTCGCACCAGTCGTTTTGCGCTGGTTAAATCCAAACGACAAAGCCTTCGGTTCCACGGGGAAGTGAACCGCAGATTCGC